TAGCTGCTGACTGCTAGCCGCCAACCATACGTATACCAAATTATTCGTTCTCTTTATTCTTTTCTCATCTGACCCTTTCTTTATCATGATTATCTAGCATAGGGAAAATTCATTTTCCTCTTGCATTTCCTTGTGAAAAAATGTACTATATAGGCATGGAGATTGTGAAATTTAGAACTCAAGTTCTTCATTTCAGCGTAACCCCCAAGGAGCTGCGTAAGCGGCGGCTCCGTCAACTAAGTCTTATATACTATATTATTCTATACTTTGTTTCACATCACGAAAGGATGGTTTTTCTAATGAGAGATGCTGTTATCGTAAGTGCTTGCCGTACGGCCATCGGCAGTTTCAATGGCCAGTTCGCAGACGTCACCGCGGTAGACCTCGGTGTAGCTGCTGTTACTGAAGCAATCAAACGCGCAGGTATTCCTGTCGACCAGATCGACGAAGTCATCATGGGCCACGTACTCCAGGCTGGCTGCGGTGAAAACACGGCCCGTCAGGTAGCCCTTCATTCGGGTATTCCTCAGGAAGTTCCTGCTTTCACATTAAATAAACTTTGCGGTTCCGGTATGCGTGCCATTTCCCTCGCTTCCCAGCAGATCAAACTCGGCGATGCTGACATCATCGTAGCCGGTGGTATGGAATCCATGTCCAACGCCCCCTACTCCATCGCTAAAGGCCGCCGCGGTTATCGTATGGGCAACGGCGTCCTCGAAGACTTGCTCATGCGCGATGGCCTGTTCTGCACGGAAAACAACTACCACATGGGCGTAACGGCTGAAAACGTTGCCGCTCGCTTCGGTGTAACCCGTGAAGACCAGGATAAGCTGGCTTGCCGTTCTGAAAACTTGGCTTACAAAGCTCAGCAGGAAGGCAAATTCGACAGCCAGATCGTTCCGGTAACGATCCATAAGAGGAAAGGCGATGTCGTCGTCGACAAAGACGAATTCATCCGTCCGAACTGCACCATGGAAACACTGGCTAAACTCCGTCCGGCCTTCATCAAAGACGGCACAGTTACCGCTGGTAACGCTTCCGGCATCAACGACGGCGCAGCTGCTGTTGTCGTAATGTCCGCTGAAAAAGCTAAAGAACTCGGCATCAAACCGCTGGCTCGCATCATCGACTGGGCTTCGGCTGGTGTTGAACCGGCAATCATGGGTACTGGCCCTGTTCCGGCAGTCCGCAAAGTCATGAAGAAGACCGGCATGAACGTCGACCAGATGGACCTCATCGAATTGAATGAAGCTTTCGCAGCTCAGTCCGTATACTGCGTCCGCGAACTCGGCCTCAACATGGACAAAGTCAACATCCACGGCGGCGCTATCGCCCTCGGCCATCCGATTGGCTGCTCCGGCGCTCGTATCGTCGTCACCTTGCTCTACGCATTGGCTGAACCGGAAATCAACGGTAAATATGGTCTGGCTTCCCTCTGCATCGGCGGCGGCCAGGGCACGGCTATCATCGTAGAACGTCTGTAATTCAAAAATTCCCTATTCCCTAGCCATAAGTAAGGGAGATGTATGGAGTACGTAATTTTTTGAACGTGCTCTGTACATTTCCTTAAAAAAGGTGTATGATAGCAATATCAAAGTATCATTTTTATTATGATACTTTCGCCCGGTGTATCCTCTCATACTGATTCGCCGGCACCTATTTCATACGTAAAAAATTATCCAAGGAGTGATTCCAATGAAAGAAGTAGTTATCGTAAGCGCTTGCCGTACAGCAATTGGTAAATTCGGTGGCGGTTTCAAAAACACACCGGCTGTAGAACTCGGCGCTGTTGTCATTAAAGAAGCTCTCAAACGTGCTGGCATCGAAGGTAAAGACGTCGATGAAGTCGTAATGGGCAACGTCCTTCAGGCTGCTCAGGGCCAGAACCCGGCTCGTCAGGCTATGATTAAAGCTGGCATGCCTATCGAAGTACCGGCTCTTACGGTCAACAAAGTCTGCGGTTCCGGTCTCCGCTGCGTATCCTTGGCAGCTCAGATGATCAAAGCCGGCGACGCTGACGTCATCGTAGCAGGCGGCATGGAAAACATGTCCATGGCTCCTTTCGCTGTTCCTAAAGCTCGTTATGGCTATCGTATGGGCAACGGTGTCCTCGTCGATACCATGATCAAAGATGGCCTCTGGGATGCATTCAATGACTATCATATGGGCATCACGGCTGAAAACGTTGCTGAACGCTTCGGCATCACTCGTGAAGACCAGGATGCACTTGGTGTCCGTTCTCAGGTCAAAGCTTGCGAAGCTATCAAGAGCGGCGCATTCAAATCTCAGATCGTTCCGGTAACGGTTCATCAGAAAAAACAGGACGTCGTCATCGATACAGACGAATTCCCGCGTGAAGGCACGACCATGGAAGGCCTTGCTAAATTGAAACCGGCCTTCAAAAAAGGCGGCACAGTTACTGCTGGTAACGCTTCCGGCATCAACGACGGCGCAGCTGCATTCGTAGTTATGTCCGCTGATAAAGCGAAAGAACTCGGCCTCAAACCGATGGCTAAAGTCGTAAGCTATGCTTCCGCTGGCGTCGATCCGTCCATCATGGGTACCGGCCCTGTTCCTTCTTCCCGTAAAGCATTGGCTAAAGCTGGCCTCGAAGTCAAAGACCTCGACCTCGTCGAAGCTAACGAAGCTTTCGCAGCTCAGGCTGTATATTGCTGCCGTGAACTCGGCTTCGATATGGATAAAGTCAACATCCATGGCGGTGCTATCGCCCTCGGCCATCCGATTGGTGCATCGGGCGCTCGTATCCTCGTAACCTTGCTCTATGGCTTGAAAGAAGTCGGCGGCAAATACGGCTTGGCTACACTGTGCATCGGTGGCGGCCAGGGTACGGCTTGCGTCGTAGAAAACATCGACTAATTTCATCTCTCATGTAAAAAAGGTCTTGTCGCAGTGCGACAAGACCTTTTTTTAGTTGTTAGTAGCTAGTTGTTAGTAGCTAGCGGATGGTTTTAAATTTAGCCACGAAACACGAGCTACGAACCACTAAACTCTATTCCCATTTGGAATATAGAGCGTGAAAAGTGGCCCAAATACATATAACGTTTTTTCAAAAAGTATTTAATTTTCCCGGCAAAAATGATAGAATTAATTTGCTAAAAAACTCAAGTCATGCTTATACGCATCAACACGAAAGAAGGACTGATAATGAAAACTACATGTCGTAAAATGTCTGTGGTACAGTTGACCTTTGTCACTGCTGCCAACATGCTTGGCGCCGGTATCATCATGCTGCCGACCAAGCTCGCCGAAGTCGGTACGATCTCGATTATTTCCTGGATTATTACCTCACTAGGCTCTTTAGCCCTGGCCATGGCTTTTGCCCGATGTGGCATGTTCACGACAAAGCCAGGCGGTATGGGCGGTTACTCCGAATACGCTTTCGGGCGTGTAGGACATTTTATGGCTAATTACGCCTACTCTGTTTCCATCGTAATTGCAAACGTCGCCATTGCCATTACGGCTGTGGGTTACGGCGCCGGTTTCCTTGAGACAACCTTTACGCCGTTGCAGACGTGTTTATATACGATCGCTTTATTGTGGATCGCGGCAGCCCTCAATTTCAGCGGCTCCCGTTATTCCGGCAAGCTCAGCGCCATTACCATCTGGGGTGCCATCATCCCGGTCCTGGGCATTTCCATCATCGGCTGGCATTGGTTCAGCCCGGCTACGTGGCTGGCTTCGTGGAACCCCAATGATTTGGGACTCAGCGATGCCGTCGGCAATTCCATCGCCCTGACGTTGTGGTCCTTCTTGGGACTCGAATCGGCAGCGGTCAACATGGATGCCGTTGAAAACCCGAAGAAATCCGTTCCGATTGCCACCTTCGTCAGCACCCTCGGCGTCGCCATCATCTACGTCGCCTCGACGAATGTCATCGCCGGCATCGTCCCCAATGCGGAAATCCTGGCATCGAGCGCTCCCTTCGGCCTGGCCTTCTCGTACATGCTCGGCGATACGGCTGGCAAAGCCGTCATGGGCCTCATGGTATTCTCCTGTGCCGGTTCCCTCTTGTCCTGGCAGTTCACCTTGGCCCGCGTCTTCAAGACCAGCGCCCAGCGCGGCCTGTTCCCCAAGATTTTTGCCAAAGTCACCAGCGCTGACGTACCGGTCAAAGGCATGCTGTGCATCCTCTGCATGCAGAGCCTCCTGGCCCTCATGACCATCAGCCCGACCCTGGCTGCCCAGTTCGAACTCCTGGCCAACCTGGCCGTCGTCACCAACGTCATCCCCTACATGCTCTGTGCCGGGGCCCTGACGACGATCCTCACCAAGGAACATATCCCCAATGAAGTCTGTAACAGAAATACGTCGATATTCCTGGCAGGCGTATCCATTATCTACTGCGTATATGCATTGACTACTACCGATGCCACGACCTTCCTCAGCGGCTGTCTTGCAGCCTTCCTGGGATGGCTGGTATACGTCATCCGCTTCACCATCATGAAGCAGACCATTGTGGAAATAAAATGAATAGAAAAAACCTGTCGCGAAAGCGGCAGGTTTTTTTGTGGTCCGTTGGGCGTGGTTTGTTTGACGAAAATTCACACAGCTGCAGCTTCAGGCTGTGCACAGGATTCACGCGGGCGCCCCACATGGGCCCCTACAGCCCACGAGCCACGGCAAACGGCTCACGGCGGCACAGCCACCAGATACCTCGATGAACGACGAACGGCCTACGATGAACGATCAAGCCTTAAACGCCGCGATGACGACGTTGCGCAGGGCTACGCAGCCTATGATGGTCAATGCCGCTACGACGAAGGGTGTGATGAAGACCAGGGGATTGTTCTGGAGAATCGGCATGGCCTTGAAGATGTACGTAAAGACGTGGATCTGGCTATCGAAGAGGATATGCTGGACCAGGGCCCACATGAGGACCATGACGACGATGGCCACGATATGGACCAGGCGCTCCTTGCGGCTATAACCATAGCGTTTGTACGGGAAGAAATAAAGCGCGAAGGTGGCGATGACGAAGATACTCATGCCGATGAAGCAGAAACCCATGATGGCCATGACGCCGACGACCAGGCTCTGCGTCACCGAAGAGTCACTGACAGCCGGAAAGAGGAACATACCCAGGATAGCACACGGCAGAGGCAGGCTGTAGATGATAGGGTCCAGGAATTGGGAATACCAGTATTTCCGGCGGCGCTGCAGCCAGAAATCGACGGCCCTGGCAGCCAGGTACTGGGCACCGATGGTCAAAAGCATCCACAAGGCGAATAAGCCGACGCGGACAGGATAATCATGCCAGCAGTCCCAGCCGGTCAAACCGTTGAGCAAGCCGACGGCAATGATCAGGACGACAGCCCCGCCATAGAGGGTCGCCCCAGCCGAAGCATAATCATCGTCTCTGCCCGCACGACGGCGGCGATGCCCCAGCCACAAGGGAACAGCAAAGGACAAGATAAAAAAGGCCAGAATCGACGCTGAGGCGATATATGGCTTATCCGAAGCAAAGGCCCCGAAAGGCAATGGCAGGATACCGCAGGCCGCCCAGACGATGGCCAGCAGCCGGTCATGCCACTTCTGTTTTTGTAAATGATCCATTATTTTACTTCCTTTCGGCCTGGCAAAAGCTGGGAGACGACAAAGGCAAGGAGCATGGTCAGACTGATTTCCCCATACATGCCGGCGATGAAGACGACGTCGCGGCCAATGGTCGGCCATTCCCAGAAAGGAGCTGCCTTCCAATAGACGCCCATGAAAGCCGTAAAAGCCCCGATAGCCGCAAAGACGATGAACCACATGAGGGCCATGACCCAGCGGCGGATCCGCCCGCCCTGAGGGCCAAAAGACGCATCCTGGCAGCCCACGTAGGCGACGGGGATGACCAGGGACAAAAAGACATAACTGACCATGGCCACGACGGCACTGGAACCGCTGTGAATGGTATAGGCTCCGATCGGGATGGGAATGATAAAGAAACACATGAAGACACTTTGCCGCAAAATATCGCGCCACCAACTCATTTTCTGCAAGACCTCCTAAAACAACGCAAACGAAATCACTTTAGTATACCATATCCCAAAAGGAAAGAAAAGTTTGCGCAAGCCCTGGCTTTTGTGTAAAATAGAAATAATAAGAAGTAATTTTAGTTCGCATAGAAAGGGACATACATGACAAAGAATTTTGAATCACTCGGCATTACGCCGAAGATTTGTGAACTCCTGCACAAGCAGGGCATCAATGAACCCACGGCCGTCCAGGCACAGGCCATCCCCCCCTTGTTCAAAGGCCGGGACATCCTGGCCCAGGCCCAGACCGGTACGGGCAAGACCTTTGCCTTTCTCCTGCCGTCACTGCAGCAGGTCAAGACAGATATCCACGCCGAACAAGTCCTGGTCATGGCGCCGACGCGGGAACTGGCCCGCCAGATTGCCGACGTCGCCGATACCCTGGCACCGGAACTGGGCGTCGACGTCCTCAGCCTCATCGGCGGCAAGACCATTGAGAACCAGCTCCAGAAACTGCACCGCCATCCTCACGTCATCATCGGTACGCCGGGCCGCCTGCTCGACCACTGCCGCCGCAATTCCCTCGACCTGAGCGGCGTCCGCCGGGTCATCGTCGACGAAGCGGACCAGATGCTGCAGGCCGGTTTCTTAGAAGATGTCGATACCCTCATCGGCCTGACGCCGAAACGGCGGCAGCTCCTCTTCTTCTCGGCTACGGTTCCGGACAAGATCAAAGGCCTGGCCAAAAAGCACATGCAGAGCCCGCTGGTCCTCAATATCCTCGAAGGCCAGACGATTGCCCTGGAAAATATCGAACAGCGCATCTACATGATGACAGAAGAACAGAAACTGCCGAAACTCTGCCAGATGCTGACAGAAATGAATCCCTATCTGGCCATCGTCTTCTGCAACACTAAGGAACGGACCTCCCTCCTGGCAGGCAAACTCATCGCCAAGGGCTTCAACATCGGTGAACTCCACGGCGATATGTCTCAGGGCCGCCGCAATCAGGTCCTGCGCGACTTTGCCAAAGCCAAGACGCAGATCCTGGTCGCCACGGATATCGCAGCCCGCGGCATCGACATCGAAGGGATCACGCATGTCTTCAACTTCGATGTCCCCCATGACGTCGACTACTACATCCACCGCATCGGCCGCACCGGCCGTGCCGGCAATGAAGGCCTGTCCATCATGTTTGCCACGGCAGCCGATGAAAATTGGGTCCGCCGCATCGAACACAACATCCATGCGACGATCACGAAATATACCCTGACGGGACAAGTCAAAGTCAAGGCCAGCAGCAAACCGCCGAAGCGGAAAAAGACGTATCGGGACAAACTGCCGGCCAGCACTTACCAGACAACGAAAGAAAAACGCCATAAACAGCGCCATAAGGGCGGAGACAACCGCCGGCGCCGCTAAGGAGGTCTACTTATGAAACGTTATCTTACCCTTGTCCTTCTGCTCTTCACCCTGGTAGCTGCCGGATGTACGCCGGCATCGCCGACCAATTCGCAGCCGCAGAAACAGCAGACCCAGACCCAGCAGCAACAGCCGGGAGAAACCAAGCAGGGCCAGGACACGAAGAGCCAGACCGATACCAAAGAAACACCGGTCGCCAACCTGCCCACCATCGGCGATACCCAGGCCGATTGGGAAAACGAATGGGGCCACCCCTATTCTCAGGGCGACACGATCCGCGTCTTCCACAATGGCCGCTACCAAGTCGTCTTCCAGAACGGCCGGGCCGTGACGGTAACCATCAAAGTCAAAGATGGTGAAAACGTCAACATCAGTGACCTTCTGCCGGAAGATGCTCAGAAACAGTCGGCTTCGTCGAAAGAGGTCGGCGGCTCCCAGATGGGCGTCGAAAAATGGCACAGCAAGACTTTGGAAAAAGCCCTGTCTTCGACAAAGGGAAATTTCACAGTTATGAAACAACCGGGCAGCATCATCATCGATTGCACTCCGAATCTGAAGAAATAGTATAAAAAGGGATTGTCGCACATGCGACAATCCCTTTTAAGTGGTTAGTGGCTAGGGGCTGGTAAAAATCAACCTCTCAGACCGCCTTCGGCGGCCAGCTCCCCTATAAAGGGAGCCTTTCATCACACATCAAACACAACAAAAAAGCTCACGCAAAATGCGTGAGCTTTTTTCTATGGTGAACCAGAACGATATTAATGCGAACATATACACAGAATTTTACCAAAAATATTTTTTGTGCATACGGTATTTTGCAGCATAGTTAGCTTAAATAGAAAAGCACTGAGAAATAAACTCAGTGCTTTTCTATTTAAGTTGATTGAAGACTCTTCCTTGCATACTACTCCACTCAGAAGAACAGATAACAAGTATGATGTTAAACCATACCTCGCTATAGCAGCATATGCTATAACTAGAAAATTTTCCGTTTTTATTTTACCATATGTTTAATAAAAATTCAATACAAGCTCAGCTCTTTTCTTAAACCTAAATGTACATTAAATTTTTTATCAAAATCTATTTCAACATTTTCTCTATGTGCAAAAGAATAAAAAACTCTTTTTCTCCCGTTAGAATAACTAGTCCACTGATTTCCAAGCACCCCAAAATCAAATAAAGTTTTTAAAGTTTTTTCTAATGCAATATGAGGATACAACTCCTTTCTTTGGTTGTAGTATTTTTGTATTTCTTTATAAGTAAATGAAATTTGCTTAAACTGCTTTAATAATCGCAAGGATTCTTCTATTTCTTCATTTGATAGATGCCCAAATAATTCATTTTTTATTTCTTTAAACAAATATGCTGAATATTTCTTTTCCACTCTTCGAATAGCTCTGGCTGTAAATTTATTACTATCAGGCTCTTCCCTTATTATATAATTTAAATAGGTAACTAGATCTCTAGGGCGCAAATAGGTCCTCCCTAAAATAAATTTAGCAGTTTTTATATTACGATCATTAACAGCAAGTTTATCAGGAAAAAATAATTTATACAATTTTTTATTTGATATATTTTTATCTAGCTGCAAAGATAATGATTGTCTTATTTTTAATAAAATCATATCAAATAATGGTGAATTATCTCCATCATTATTTCCCCAGTCTATCTTTACCGCGCTATCTTCCTCAATTTTATTTAAATCCGGATCATTTAAAACATAAAAAATATCTGAGCGAAGTAATAAAATAACTTTACAGTCAATATTTCTTTTAATAAATAAACTATTTATCCTGTCTGTAACTTTAATTAAAGAAATAATATTAGATTTATATAAGTCTTCATCTCTAAACTGATCATCCAATTCATCAAAAATTATTGTGTATTTAGCTTGGGATGTATGCAATGCCTGAATTATTGTATTTTTTAAATCACCTAAATATTCCAAGTAACTTCCCGTAGTATATTTTATAGCTTTGCCACGTTCTCCTCCTATTGATGCATTTATGAAAGGAATTGATAAAACCTTACCATCTATTTTATTTTGTTTTGTAATTTCTATAATTTTATTATTAGTTATTTCCAAACCAAAAAAATTAGTTTTAAAAAATTCTATTAATTTTTCTTTATACGCCTCTTCTATTCCGTTATCTTTAATACATTCCATACCTAATTGCAATAAAATTATCCACTCCCAAATAGCAATATACTCGTTAGGTTTTATATCTTCAGTTTGTAAGTGTTGTAACTCATGAAATCTAAATTCTTTATACGAAGCAATTTTACAGAACCAATTAGATTGAAGTGTCGCTTGTTTATTAATATATTCTCCTAAAATAGATTTCCCTGTGCCCTTTTTGCCTAGGAGTAAAAATTTATCATTTTGAAGAATTTTTTCATACAATCCATTATAGTTGAAATAATATTGCTCAAAATCAGATCTACGTTCCGCTTCTTTTTTCCCATCATTATACCCAATAAATAAATCTTCAATCTTATATTCACCAAACATATTACTTTTCATACGGTCACCGCCCATTAATACAACTGTTTTTATAATAATGTATTTCTTTGCAAAAATCAACCCGTATAAATTAACAACAAAATCAAAAAGGATACCGCAGAAGAAGTATCCTCTCCATGTGGCAGCCCCCATTTTATACTATAACATTATGCTACTGCGCGACCGGCGCGATTTCGTTGTCCGTTGCCTTTTCTAAAATTTTTGTAACCACTTTTTTAGTCACAGACCACACCAAATCAATGCCTGTGTTGATGAGCTTCGCACGGATTTTCACCCAGCCAGACACAGACGCTTCAGCCTCAGCCGTCTGCACTAAAAGAAATTAATGCGAACTCTTATGCTTTATGTTTCTTCCTCAGTCACTTCTCATGTAAACTGGTCGCATAAGGCTGCATGTAAAAAGAACGCTCTCAGGAGAATCGGGAGCGTTCTTTTTTAGCGTTGCTTTATTATTTTATAGGTTCCGGGCCATAAAGTCTTTCCATGCCTGCACGGGTTACAAGCCAAATCCGCCCGGCTTTTCTGGCCTCTGTGGGCAAAAATTTTGGCTTTGCCTTAGCATATCCGCTACAAGCCTGCTGTACAGTGATTGGAGCTTTCCCCCATTTTTCTGCCGCTTCTGCCGCTGTCATGACTTCTTCTAAGGGATTCACTTCTTCACCACCTTTACTAAGACAAAAACAGAAATAATTAACGCTACTATTGAGATGGCTAAAGTTAATTCTTGCATGATTACGATATGGACGATATAATATAGTCAAGATGTCACCCGAGGGGTTATCCCCTCAGGCTTTGACTCTTACTTCTTATAAACCTTGTATAGCATTATCGCCGTTGCCAAGTTGATTAATGCCGTTACAAGGTTTATTGTTATTATCAGTACGTCCATATCGCTCACCCCCTTTCTCTATGATTATATTATACCTTAATTTGGAATATTTGTCAATGTTTAAACATTGAATAGGTAAAAAAAATATACCCGCAACCCTATTATTTACATAGGATTGCGGGATTTTTATTAGTTATTTTCCGCTGTTGTACTCTTGCTCAGCACAAATTTAATGGCCCAAATCGTGCCATTAATCAATAGCGGCAAAACAAATTTGTCACGGATAGCATTCCAGCCAGTTTCGGACGCGGCATGCGCCTGTACCTGTGTCACAAACTTATCCGCTACGGATTCAAGCGCGGTCATCCCTTCAGTGCTCAAGCTTTCAATGATCCGCTGTTTCGCAGATTCTACTACATCGCTTGCATCCAGTGCTGCCAGCATACCATCACGTACTTCTGTCCATTTGCTCATAGGTCTTACCTCCATAAATACAATATAAATGATTTTAATTGATAGATTGCTCGTAGTCGGTGATACCCCGTGCTACGGCTCTTGCCAAGTCATCCTGTTTATTTGCTAAAATTTCTTCATCGTCGGGATTGGAGATGAAGCCAAGCTCTACCAAGACAGCAGGCATATCTGTGTTGGTCAGGACATACAGGCCGTTGACGCCAGGCGTAGCAATCTTTACACCTCGGTCGGTAGTATCGAGGGCATCAACAATCTGATTCTGGATGTAGCTCGCCAACATGCTGCCACGATTACTACCGGCACAAGTCCAGGTTTCTGTACCATTGGCTGCTTCTGCCTCTGCCGCATTGCAGTGGATGGAGACGAAGATGTCGGCATCACTGCTGTTGGCGGTTTCACAAATTTCGTACAGGCTGTCAGATTGGAGCAGTTCTGTTTCTACGCCTGCCGCATTTAGATAGCTTGCAGCGGATTTGCCAACGGTCAATGCTACATCACACTCGCGCAGACCCGTTTCTTCATTGACGGCACCCGGGTCGGGATTGCCGTTCGGCGCATGGCCTGGATTTAAGAATACTTTCATCGTTTTTCTTCTCCTTTCATTTGAGTGGCGGACTTTACAGTACCGCCAATGTAACCAAGGAGCCCCGACGCAATTGACATGGCCAACTCGTTCAGAGCATAAAAAATCGCCAAAATCAAGGCTGTGACCAGCCCGATGATGACCAAACAATCCGGAATATTTACTTTTTCAAACATTTCCATCACCTACATATGTGACAGTACGGATGTCAGTACGGAGGCAAAAATCCCGACCACTGTGACACTCGTGCCAAGTGTCCAGCAGATGTCGTGTTTCAAATCGTCGATGCGATGATGCGCAGATTTACCATACTCAATCGCTTGGACTACTTCGCGGTTGAGGTTCGTCAGTTGCAGCTCTATCCGATCCAACCTGGTCATTAATTCAGTATCATTCATATAATCCTCCTTTATTCAAATAACATTCGTCTATAATAGGCGGAGGTCTTGCTGTCTTCGTCATGGCATATGGTATCCTTTCAGAGAGGTGATACTATTGAAACTACCAAATGGATTCGGCACGGTCTACAAAATGCAAGGGAATCGTCGCCGTCCTTACGTGGCAAAGAAGACAATACAAGGAAAACAAAAGCCTATCGGCTATTTTGAAACATTCGAGGAGGCCATGGCCTGTCTCGTCGAGTATAATCGCGACCCTGCCTTGCTGAGTCCGAGCAAGACAACTTTTGCCGAGGTCTACGCGCTTTGGAAGGCCCAGCACTTCCCGCGCCTCCGAAGTGATTCTGCGCGCATCAGCTACAAAAATTCGTATCGTCATTGCTCCCGCCTCCATCAAATGATTTTCGTGGACATCCGGCTCGGCCACCTCGACCATGTCATTGACGATGTGCGTCATGCAGGCTGCGGATACCCAACGCAGAAGAAAGTCCGCTCTCTGCTCGAGCAGCTTTACAAGTACGCAATACGATATGACCTAGTCGTCAAAGATTATGCCCGATATCTCGATATTGACCGACCTCGTAAACTGCACAAGAAAAAGCCTTTTACCGTCCGTCAGCGCAACCGCTTGTGGCGTGGCGTTGATGAGGTGCCAGAAGCGCGTCATGTGCTCATGCTCATCTACTCCGGCTGTCGTATTGGTGAGTACCGCCACATACGCAAGACTGATGTCAAGCTGAGGCGCCGTGTCATCGTCATCCGGCACAGCAAGACCGAGGCAGGACGCGGGCGGCTCGTTCCCATCCCCAAACGCCTCATACCGTGGTACGAGGATGCCCTGCAGGGAGATGGAGACTACATCTGCACGCGGCGAGACGGGACGCGTCACAGCTACGAATCGTTCCGCCGTGCCGTCTTTGACCCTGTAATGCGGCATTTCGGCATGATACACACGCCGCATGAATGCCGCCATACGCTTGCATCGATGCTCGACTCTGCCGACGTCAACCGCACCGTAATCAAGCTCATCCTCGGCCACAGTCTCGAAGGAGTGACCGAGCGCGTCTACACACATAAGAGTGTGCGCGAATTACTGAGAGCCATTGACAAAGTTTGTACTTAACGTGTGCTTAACGGGTACATGCAAATCCAGGCTATCCCTTGACAGGCCTGCATCGCCATGCGCTTAACCTGTCATTGCAATTTCACACGATTCACAAGAGCCGCTAACCCTTACACCACAAGGGTTTGGCGGCTTTTTTCATCAGATGCAGCGCACGATTCTCGCACGATTTTATTTGTCAGTGTCCGACTGACCAGAATCCCCGTCAGCCGTTGCCTTGCCTGCCTCGGCGGCTTTTTCAGTGTCATGCGTCTGCGTCCGGATATAATCCGCACATTTTTCATTTCGGCACCAGCCTTCAGCATCCAATTTATGCCCGCAGAATGGGCAACGTTTTGCTCTTGCCATAATCATTCAGCTCCTTTTAATGCAGCTTCATACTCGGCCTTAACTTCTGCATACTCTGATTTCAGTTCGGCAATCAAAGACTCATCGCCAGCCAGCGTAGCAGTCGCAAGTGCATCTTTGAGCTCGCTAATCTGCGACTCATAATCCGCCGCAATCGACGCCTGCTTCTGCTCCGTCGTCACAATAATTGCTGGTGCATCGGTCGGTTTGCCATCTGCGCCACGGACATAGCCCGTACCATTAGCCCCGGCGCCGCGATTGCCGACATAGTACGCATAATCATCATCCGACGTCTCGATGTATCCGTCATCGAGATACTTCTGCTTTTCTGCTTCAGTCGAAAAATGAATACCTTCTGCAACGGTCGCAATGCGATTACCGTCAAAATCAAATTTGCATAAATACATAAAAATCATCCTTTCTTAATTTAATTTACAGTGGGGAAAAGGCTCATTAACGGGCGCAAAAACAAAAATAGATTATTATCCCGTTTCATTTACCAGCACATGCTACGGGATATTTATTTCAGATGCTTTCGGGTATCTGGCCGTAGGCGCCGAAGTTATTAACAATACATGCTTCAAAATATATACATCCGGCGATATAGGCTACGTTACCTTGTTCATCGGTAAATAGACAGTGGGGAAGAGTATCGGGGACGCCTAACGATTATTTTATTTGGGATGGCACGAAGGGATACGAAGTACAGGTTAACACAAACCTGCCCATACAGTTTAAAAACTCAGCTTTATTTGCAGTTGCCAATATTTTAACGGATGCCGAAAATGTGGTAGATGAAAAGGCTGAGTGCTGTAACCTGAGCCAAGGAACATTGACGTTGAAAATAGCAAGCAGCCATCAAGGCCAATCATTAACCGCCTGCTACTTTATCATTGGGTATTAGACAGTGGGGAACCGCCAATTGTAACACCGATTTCAGCTTCCCATTGGCTTATACCGACTGGAATAAAACGGTAGCAACTTTTATAACGAGATCGATAACGATTACAAATGCATTGGCTATAAATGTCATCTCTTTATCGTCTTGCCGTATTAACTGCGCTGAAAACGCTCAAGTTGTGGCTCCGCAGGCTTTTTGGATTTCATTTGGCAAGTAGACAGTGGGGAAAAACTGCTAACTCGGTCGTCGTGTGGCCAATCAGCTTTACAAATACTGATTACACAGCTACGGCATTGAAAAATTCGGATCATGGCGGTGGTATTCCTAACATTATAGGTCTTGATAAAAATAAAATCACTATCGAATTTGAATCTATGAGCTACGGTAACGGCATCGGAACCCAGAATACATATATAGCCAATGGCGTACATGTTATTGCTGTCGGTAAGTAGACAGTGGGGAAAAAATACATTGACATCAAATGGCCAACAATTTACATTTCCGCTAACAAGTTCATCTGGATGCTTCGTAATATTGGCAAGTGATCGAGATTATGGTTGTGATAAGCTCGGCATCGTTCCGGACTCAAGAAATACTTTTATTTGTTGGAACAAAGGCGACACTGGACAATTCACACAATCCGATTTTTCGTGGATTGCACTTTGCATCTAATTTTTAGACGCCGATAGTGATACAAAAAGCGGCGGGGCGGTCGCTCCCGGATGTACGCAGTGCAAACGACGTCATCGACCAGTTGTAGTCTTTTAAAACAGCCACCGTTTGCTTAAAATCTCCATCCGAGCTATCGACAACACCCGTCGCTACTATTTTGTACCATTGCTTGTACGCAATCGGCAATGATACTGATGACGCATTGCCACCTGGGGTATTAGTAGATATCCACTGTATAATTAGGTTCCCACAATTCGGGCCAAAACAGATGTAGCCGTTCTGGTCCATTAGCCCGGTGATGCCCAGTCGATGATTTGTAAACTTTTTCCCGTCCCAGGTTACGTCTGCCCCCATCGCGAGATTTGCAATCATCGTACTCAGGCTTGCAAGGGTCGCTGCCGGCGCTTCTTTCCAACCACTAGCCCCGGTAGCAGCTTTAATACGGTTTGCCAGGTTGCTTACCAGGTTCCGGATAGTGTTTGTATCAGACGTTGGCACGTTGGTGTCGTCAATTGTGGCTGCCAGGGCTGTATGCGCGTTAGTGTCGTTGTTATGGTTAGCAAGGTCACCAACAGTAATTAAAGATGCGCTGTCTATTACGGCTGATACGTCGCCAGTATTATCGACTATTAAATTAAATGTCCAAGTTTTTTTTACTACTGTTGCCGATCCATATGCCGGCATCGTGTCAGGGTTAGGGTCAGTCATGACGGCATATAGAATTTCACCCATTTCTGGGTCCGTTGCAAAAATGCCAATTTCTGTCATCTGATATTTTTCTGTCACCCCAGTATTCGTTATCGTAGTTTGAATTTTTATGACGTTTTCGTTAACTTCTATTTTACTAACATTTAAATCTTGCTTTTTATTTGAGAGAGCAATCATATTTTCAACATTTCCTTGGTATGTGCCATCCCCAATTCCTAGCTTTGTAATTTTAAATTTTGTTAACCCTGCATCGATTTTAGCTTGTAAATTCTGCCCTAATTTTGTTCTTTTAAATCCTTGCCAATTCGACACTTACAAATACCTCCTCATCATCCATTAACCCGGCTGCTGTGCGCATATTCGTATTAATTATTATTTCATCAGTTATTTTGCTTGTAATCGTCAAATTTTCATCGTCCATGATACAAGCCACGGACTTAGTAGTAGTAGTAGTGGACTCTATAAATTCAATATAGTCTAGCCATGACCGTGTATTTTTATACGCATTCACGATTCGTACTAGTTTATTTACTACGGCTCCATCTTCGATGGGAGATATAATCCCGGATATACGAAAATGATACGGCTCCCCGCTATACACGGGCCATTCTTCTACTTTAGCTACTTGATACACCGTGGATACCGCTTTCTGTACCGCATACTTCGTGCCCTTGAATTTATGTAGTAAAAATGATTCTTTGACCTGCTGCCTTTTTACAGACAAGTCCGAATTGTCATCGTATTCGTCGACGTGCATCTGCTCTGCCAGATGGTCAATGAGCGCTTCCGGCAGGTCATCAATGGCCGGGTAAATCAGTAACAAATCCGGATTGATGTCGGACAGCGCCATATCGACGACGCGGGCCAAATCCGGTACGGGGTCTTTGTTGATGGATTCCGGCAAATGTTCTGCGATTCTGTACTCCGCATCTATCATTCGTCTTCACTCCCTCCTAAGACGACGGATACCGTTTTATCCTGGGCTACTTGTACGCCTGTCAGCACGGTATAGGTCGGCGCCGTGACGATGACGCGTTTTACGCCGGCGACAGCCATCACATCGGCAATCAGTCGCGACGGGTTGATGTCCCGGCCAATTTTAGATTTCTGCCATAGCCGATAGTTATCCACGGCTGTCATTACGGCGTCTTTGATAGTAGATTCCGCAGTGCCGACGTCGGTATAGTAGGTCAGGGTAATGTCATAGGATACCGCATCCGGCGCGACGACCGATACGTTATCGGTCAGTGGACGTACTTTATCCGCAGACACTACCGTTTTTACTGCGTCCAGTAATTCCTGCTCCGGCAGTGTCCCGCCTGTCATGAGCGGCCGTATTTCAACGGCGCCGGCGCTGGGACTGGTTACGGCAACGTCGATGATGCCGCTGTTAGCCGACTTCGTCCAATACTCGTAAGCCCCTGTCGGCCCGGCCGTGGAAAAGCGTTCCGGCGCTTCGTGGATGCGTTCTCGATAGTCGTCATCTGACTCTTCATCGGCGCCGCCTGCGCTGGTCGTCGTATTGACGATAGAAGCCACATAAGCCACTGGATCAACTATGGATTTGATTTCGCCTGGGAGAAACCCATTTCCGACTGTTCCGACCGTTTGGCATGTTGCTTTTACCGTCGTTGTCAGGTTCCCTGCCAGGACGGCCGCATCTTCGTTGGTTGCGAAATAAATGCCGCTGTCCGTCGCTACACGCGTTCCGGATTTTACGATAGTTTCCTGTTCGCGTTTAGCTGCCAACGTAATCAGCAGCGTTGTCGTTGCGGCCGATGCCGGTATTCGTGTTGTGTCGGAAAAAGCGCCTAGGTTGTCCAGGTTTCCGCCGGACGCATATTTCAGCAGATTCTGTTTGCCGATGTAATTTTGATTATTTACAAGCCGGACAATCGCTTCGGATACGACCAACAGGAACAGTCGTACCGGGTCGCCCTGGGCTAAAGTTCGGCCGGTTATGCTGGTATAGTCGTTAAAGACGGCGGCTTTGATTTTCTCCGCATCGCCGTCTACGAATTCGATGTCTGGTAAATCAGCTAGTTTCATTAATTTTCACCGTCACTTTCGGCGTAAGTCGTCCTTTTATGTCGCCCGTGAATGTTATTTCCGTAATACTCACCCTTGGTTCGTAGCGCTTGATTTGAGCAAAAATTTCACTCGATAAAACCGCTTCTGCTTGTAACATGGGCTTATCTACGGCATCTCCGGAAATTCCGAACTCCCTATCGAGCGGGACGGAAAATTTCACAGTCCCTAAGATGGTCCGGACGTTCTGCAATATTTCTTCGATTTTCGTTGCTGGCGCCAAATCAATTGTTTTGGCGTCTGACATTACAACATATTCCACGGATGCCCTCCTATCTAAAGACGGTCAGTATCCCGTTGGCAATGCTGCCGTAAAGGTTTAGTTTCGATTTTTCTTCCTGGTAGTTGCTATCATCGTATTCGACAAGCTTGACGTTTACTTTGGCCCAAATTAATGCTCCAACAGAGCTAAAAAACGTGTCCGAAACGGACATGGAGTCCAGGCGCCAATAGTTTTGGCTGACTGGCCGCATCCCGATGATTAGCGGGAATACGGTGCCGTTTTCGCACATCTCTTTCATCGTGGCCAAGTCCTTTTTTATCGCAATGTTATGCGATGATGTGAGGATAAGGTCAAAGGTGATTGTTCGTAATTTCGGCCCGATGAACTCACTGACCGGCTTATGATAGATAATGTCATGGTCCTGCCAGCGGCTTCCTGCCTCGGTCTGATAGTTGGCCGGTGTCCTTAGATAATGTGACGATACGATGAATGGCAGACTGCCCATATATCCGATATACATAGCACCTCCTATTCTGGCGTGCTCGTTTTACTGCCGCCCGGCGTGACGCCGCCGTGTACGTGCGACACGAGTGATATGCCGTTGACTACCACATCTCCACTGGAAGCGTTAATCTGCAAAGCCCCGCCAACATTGATTTTTAGGTTTCCCGGCGTGTCGATGACCCGTGTATTGGCATCGGCCCCGCCTGGCGGTTCGTCAGTGCTGCTGAAGAAGGTCCCCAAAACGAATCCGTCGCCTACGCCGGCACCCGAAAAGTTCGGCATCTGTATGCAGAGCACTTGGTCCCCGACAGCCGGCATCCAGAAATCTTTCGATTCCGATGAGCCGCGTTGAAGGACGAACATATCGTTCGTTACCTTGTTTCCTTTATCTTCACGACACACGCGCACGGTTCCGTCTTTCGGAGTCAGTGCGCATACAGTGCCATAAAATATAAGATTTTCTAATAGCTTTTTGATGTTAGTATCCATCGAGGCACCTCCTCATTTCCAGACTGAGTACATACCCATTTCCCAGGCTGTGTGTTGCCTTTGTGACGATATATTTTCCATCAAAGGCGCCGAAGTTCATGAAACCGATGACAATGCCGGCCATGAAGTGGAAGTCGCCGTACAGGCTAAAGGATGCCGTGATTTCATCCCGGTTCTGTTCTCGCAATTTTTTCTTGGCCAGCTTATTTGCGGCGTCCACTGTGTCGCATTGTTCATTCACCTCCAACGTCAGCCCCGTTTGCTTATTCGGGGCTTCAAAGTAGCCCTCGATGACTTCTTTGTTCTTGCCCTGCTTGTATTTAACGTGGCAGGCCCGATAAATGTCACGGGTCTTGGCTTTCATTGAGTAGGACAGGAAATCCGTGAAGTTCAGCGGATTTTCAGGAGATACGTCATCATCACTCGTCTGTTCCGAAAAAGAGGCTGTCCCTGGACGCCAGAATACAATCAACGGCTCCTGGGTTTCCTGGGCCGCTTCGTCGATGATGATGATAGTCTTGGTGGATATTTTTAGATCTAACCCGGCATCATCACATAGCTTTTTCAGAAATTCCAGGTCTGATGCGTCGGACTGCTCGACATGTTCATATGATGGGTTGTTCTGCTCGCCCGGCTCGTAGTCCAGGGACATGCCATTTCGCTCGGCAATGTCATTAGCTATTTCATAAAGGCTAATATTGTCCCAAGACTGGTTCTGCTTGACGCCTCGCAAGGACGTATCCGCGATGGCATTCACCGCTTTAATCTGTACGGTCGTCGGCATCCCGTTTATTTCGATTTCATCGACTTCAAACTCGCCAACCGGAAGTTCTTTGATACCCTCGTTGACGCCGTTTTTATTCAGCGTATACAAGGTGATATCCAATTTGGACCCCGGTTCCGGATACCACGTGTCCTGCCATAACTGAGCGCGGTCTTCCAGCGTGACCGTCATGTCGTCGACTTGCCCGGACAGGTTGTCTGTCACTTCGATGGACAGTAAATATTTCATCATATCCTCGGATATATCCTGGCTCTCTGTTTCTCCTGCCGGTGTGTAGAGTATCTGCGCATAAGCCCGTCGTCCCAAGAAAGTTCCTGGTGTCAGCTCTTTTTTCCATTCATTCAGTTTCGCTTTAATGGTTTCCAGGGACATGGGCTCACCTCTTCCATGGCGGTAAAATCTTAGACGACTGGATGGTATTGATTTCCGGCACCGTTAGAACAATGCCTGCCGGAAAAACGGCTACATTTCTGTAGTCGTTATTCGCTTCCAGCAGTTCATTCATATATAGTTCGTTGCCGAAAATCTTGTATGCGATGGCATCCCACATGTCGCCCTGGACCGTCGTGTACTTATTCATAGCTCAACCGCCTCCGTCCTGCCGATACCTTGTCCAGCATCTTAGGCAGTTCCTGTTGAAATTGCCGTGCCTGTTCTTCCAGGGCCTGCCGTACCGCACTGGCTACATCACCGCCGCCTTGGACGTTGATTGTCGGCCGGAAGTCCAGTGTGATACTACTGTTGCTGTAAACAGGTGCTTTGGCCGTTCCTGTGCTCATCCGCTGCGGTGTTCTGGGCATGACCCCTAATGCCGCACCGGCCTGCTGCCATAATGAGATAGCCCGTGCCGACCCGTCCAATGGGATAGCCGCTTCTGCCGAGTCTTCGGCAAAGGTCGTCAGGAAGGCACCGCGCTGATAAATACCGCCTTTCGCGTTTTCACTGACATCATCACCGCCGCCGGTAACTTCGCTTATCGTCCGGGTTATGTTTTGTGCTATGTTAATAGCAGTATCAATCGGATGAGACAAAGCATTGACCAGGCTATTCCATTTTTCCATAGCCCAATCTACAGCCTGGCCGATGGCGCTCATGACACTGCTTGCAAAGCTTTGCACAGCGGCCACGGCGCTATCCCAGGCAGAGGAGATATAATCTACCAGTGCGGAGATGATGCCTTCTATGACGCTGGCTGCGGCTGACACGAAACTGGAAATCGCATCCCATACGGCCGCCGCGATGGCCAGGCATCCGTTCCAGACGCCTGCAAAGAAGGCCCCAAATGCGGAAACAATGTTCATGATGACGGATACGACCGTCGTGGCCACGGCCATGATGGCGTTCCAAACCGCTGTTGCGATAGCCCCAATTCCATTCCAGACGCCTGTGAAGAAGGCGTCCAGGGCAGAAAACAGGCTCATCCCAAAAGCGACAATGTTGTTCCAAATCGCAATGATAGCGGCCCGGAACTGTTCGTTTGTATTCCAGAAGTAAATAATTGCGGCTACGACAGCGATGATGACAGCAACAATCGCTATAATCGGATTGGCCATGAGGGCCAGAGCCAAGGCTCTGGCTCCCGTCGCGGCAAGGCGAAACGCTGTACCAAGCCCGCTTAACCCGGCTTTGAAAATATTTGAAGCCATCGCGGCCCCACGTAAGACAATTTGCCCGTTTTGGTTTACCGTATAAAATAAACGGGCCGTTTCTTTAAGCATATTGAATCCAGCTCTTATTGCTAATAACGATCTTGCGGCTAACAAAACACCGGCAAAACTGGCCGCCAGGGCAACCATGGTTTGTACTATTCCTTGGTTTTGCTGTGCCCAGTTTGCAAAGGCAGATACCACTGGAATTATTGCGTTTAAAACTCCGTTGATAGCTGGTAATAATGCTGATCCAATGCCTATCCCTACGGCAACAATGGCGTTTTTGGCCAATTGTAACTGATTCGCCGTTGTTCTGCTTCGTGCTTGATATTCCGCTTCCATGGACCCCGCATATTGCGATGCATCCCCGACTTTTTTGAAATTACTTTCCAATGCGTCCAAATTGGTCAACAAAGGCGCAATGGCACCAATAGATTCTTTGCCGAACAAATCGGCCAGAACGCTGGCCTGCTGGTCTTTCGGCAAGGATTGCAGTGCCCGGAAGACGTCCATAATGGCTCCCTTGGCATCGGTCTGCATCCGCTTGGCCATATCTGCCGCATCAAAGCCCAACTGTTGGAAGGCAGCGGCCTGGCTCTTGGTAGCACCTTCACCGGCTGTCATCCCCAGAATCAGGTTTTTGATACCTGTTGCCGCTACGTCGGACTGTACGCCAGTCGCTATCATCGAAGCCCCTAATGCGGCAATTTCGCCGGATGCAACCCCGCCGATTTCGCCCAGTGGCCCGATTCTGGTCACAACATCCGAAATCAATGGGGCTGAGGCTGCTGTCGTATTGCCCAGATAGTTGATTTTATCGGCTAAGGCTACAACGTCCTGCTGGTTCAATTTAAAGGCACTGCGCCATTTGGCCATCATATCCCCGGCCTGTTCGGCCGTGACGTCAAATGCGACACCCATTTTTACCGCATCCTCAGCAAACTGCATCAAATCCTGACGTGCTATCCCTGCCTGACCGCCAGCGGCTACGATTTTGGCAATATCATCCGCCGCCATCGGCAAATTAGTCGATAACTTCAATACGTCTTCATTCATTTGCGCAAATTGTTGCGGCGTGTCAAAATCGACAACTTTACGTACATCTGCCATGGCGCTTTCAAAATCCACGGCTGCTTTAGTTGCCGCAATTAACGGAGCCGCACTGATTGCAACTTTGGTGGCTGTACTACTCAGTTTGCTTTGGGCGTTGTCAAACGCTGCTTGTGCTTTTTGTTTTCTGGCCTGGGCATCTAAAATATCTGACCGTCGCTGTGTCAAATCATTGATACGAGCCTGTAGGGCGGCAATCTGACGATAGGACGCTACGCTGACCTGTCCGGTCGCCCGTTGCTCTGCCGATGCCGCCCGCTGTGCATTTCGCATGGCGTCATTGGCCGCTTTGATTTGCGTTTTCAGTTCTTTGGATTCTGCAATGGCCCGCTGCATCGACGAAGCTACAGACCCATCCAGACGGCCCTTGATGGCAATAGCTAATTCCATGACACGACTCATCTTATTGCCCTCCCTTCTTGGCCTTCTCTATTTCTTCTTTTTCCCGGTCTACTTCTTCATTCATGACTTGAATCCAGGCATGAAAATCGCCGATTGGTTGTTCCAGGAACCATCCAATCGGCGTTTTTGTGTACTTGGCAAGCCTCATAGCCGACAATCTTATGTTTTCTACGGCTCCTTGGGCAGTAAAAAATTCTGCGCCTTCAAGCAGGCTGCCATGAAGTCAGGACCACTCAAGTTGAGGATGTCGTCATACTTCATTTTAGCGGCCGCAGCGGCAACCATGGCCTGGTATTCCATGGATAATGCCGGTACTGTCATAAGTTTGTCTTTCTTTTTAGCCTGTCTCATGCAAGCCAGCAGAGCATAGCCGTTCAGTTTTGCAAAGTCAAAATAAATTTCCGTTTGCCCGTTCGGCAACGGAGTTGTCAGATGCAGGATATTTTCCTGATCTACGATTTCAGCGTTGACGAGTTCATTTTCTTTTTCTTTCATGCTAATCCTCCTAATTCATGCCGATATTGGCCCGGACCTGCTGTAACAGGTCGACACCATTGACGATGGCTTTGTATCCGTATTTGTCGATTTCGCAGAGCGTGGAGCCGCCCATTTCGATTTTAAAGTACGTGCATTCGATGACGGTTTCGCTGTCTGTCTTGGACCCGGCCTTGAATTTGCCCGGGTTGTGGCTCTTTACACGGCCACGGACGGCAACGCGGTACTGTTCGTGTTCGTAGTCGTTGGCACCGCTATCCCAGTTCTGGATATCCGAATAGAGTTCCAGCGCCAAGGTGCTGCCGCCGACCAGGCGGGAACTGGTTTTTGTCGGCACCTGCCAGGTCAGTTTTAATTCCAGGGAATCGAAATGCCCGGCAATGGGCGCCTCGATTTTCCCAGCGACCCCAATGCCTTCGATGTCTTCCGTCAGTGATTTCAAATCCGGCAATTCGACTTCATTTACACCAATCAAATCATCAGCGCCGTCGATATATGCCCGCATGTCGTTAATGACTTCCGGGATTTTATTTACTGCCATGTGTGTCCCTCCTTACGAGAATAATGCTTCAAAATTCGATACATCGTATTCAAAGGTGTCTTCAATGTCCTGTGCCGGGACAGGCGGCGTCAGCTTCGTGTGGATCCGGAAGATGCCGGCCAGTAAATCAGTCGTCGGGTTTTCATCAGCCAAAAACTGGACACTTGCCCCTAAGAGATATCCTCGTGACGTCAGCCCATTCAACCGCACCTGTTCGCTGTCTACCAGCGTTTTTACCAGTCTCGGAGTGATTGGCTGGTCTGTCTTCTGCCAGTTCGTTAAAATGAAGGTGACATACTGCCAGTTGAACATGCGCCGGACACAGATGAACATATCTTTGACATCTGTCGTGCCCGGATAAGCGCCGGTAAAGTTCCCCCAAGACTTCCAGCCGCCGGAGAAATTCAAGCCCGTAACGATGCCCTGTTCATTCAGCAAATTGGCCTGTGTCAGATTGAGATTTACTTCACTGCCATCTTTCAGGCACAGCCCTGTCGCCTGTAATGTCTGGTTGGACGGCGACTGATACGGGACGTCATCGTTATTGCCGTCGGTAACGCCGATGATGCCCATGATATGGGTCGATAAGTGGAAAACCATATCGCCATTTTTGGCACACGGCCAGCAGACAATTTGGTTGTTTCCTGTATAATTATTGCCGTTTTTCCACATGTTGACGTCGGCGTATTTTTTGACCTGTTCCGTATTGATGTCTACCAGTGCCATGCAAGGGAACAATCCGTCTATTTTAGCCGCTTTGGCTTTCATGACAGCGGCAATGGCCGGCTTTTCAGACCATCCCGGTGCTGCCAACAGGCCCGGAACTTTGCCAATCTGGAAATAAATATCGTCGACGAGTTCCAGCCCTTTGTTTTTGCCATCCGTGGACATGCCGCCGATGATATCGTCATCTTTGACAGCCGTCGTATCTAATTTGTCATAAGCAACATAGATGCTCGATACGGAGGCCAGGGCACCATCATCCAAGAGGGTAATGATGAGCTGACCATCATCGTCGTATGCCGCCGTATAGTCCTTATCCAAGGTAGCTGCGGACCCATCTGCGCTGCCCTTGACTGTCAGCGTATGCAATAAGACCGGATCCGTAATGATGACCTGTTTCTTCGTAACTGTCTTGGCTGTGTCCGAAACGGACACTTTATGTTTGGCTGGGTCCAATACATTGACAAATACAATTGGTTTTACATTGTACAGTTTAAATTCGGTATACATCGCTTCGCAGAGCGTGTACTTATCCCAGTCTGGATGATACCCCAAATTCTGCGTCGCTTCCTTCCAGCTGTAACAGATGACGGGTTTATTGACATAGGCCGTCGGGTCTTCTGTAAGATGGACAGGCGCCGTCCCGAAGACAACCGGCAAGCCGGAATCAGTGGCGACAGTCGCCACAATCGAGGTCGGGACTTCGCTTGCTTTTACGCCGTGGAAAAATGCCATTTTATTTACCTCCGTGTAATGCCATGGCCCGTTTATACATGATGTTTCTCAACGAGCCTGTAGATTTAACTTCTTTTTGTGCCGCATCCAACTCGCCCGCTGTGACGAACAGATGCTTATATACTGGGTCGTCCTTATATTTTGCAGGAATCCCGTCTGCGAAAATCTGATTCGTGTGGATTTCCGTGTCTTTATAGGCTGGGCCGACGTAGATGACTGGCCCGCTGTTTTCACTCATCGTATCTGCCTCCTAAAACCTCCCAATGAGTTTGACGTGGCTGCGGAATGAATACGTCGAACTCAATGACACCTACCCATTGTGGGAACGGCTGGTCATCGGGAATCGTCGTCTTGATATTCCCGTCATCTATATCAATGAACCATTTCTTGGCAATGGGATTGTTGGCCAGCAGGTGATAGCGGATGAATTCGAGGAAATGGAACAACATATGAGCTCCATAGGTCATATCTTCATCGTAAATGGTCGCGTAGATGACGATAGACGTAACGGACTTATCCCGGTCGTCTGTCGTAGCTTCTGGCCGTACCACGACGGCCGGACAAAGTTTCTTTTGGTCTGCCCGGTTATTCGCCCGGGGCAGGAATCCGGCATATACATTTACATCCGTATCGACACTCGAAAAGATATTTTCTGGCCGGCCTTCACAATATTCCTGGTAAGCCGTGAATTTTTCTTTCAAGAATTCCGCGATACCTTCCGCGCATTCCAATGGGGTCATCGCATCACTTCCCTAATCTGTATTCGATTTCATGTTCCAATCGTTCTTCAAAGACGTCACTGCCACGATCCATCATGACGCTCAGGACATCGGGATTGCCGAATAACTGCGGCACGGCCGGCCCATAGATACCTTTCAGCGGGTATCTTTCCTTGCCCTTACGGGCGACGAATGCCCCGCCCAGGCTAAAGCCGCGGGGGACATGCGTCATTTTCCCGCGCTTTACGGATACGAAGACGCCGTCCCGCCGCTTCTTGGCCTGATATTTATGGATTGCCTCGGGCGCCCCTTTGACAAGGATGGTAGCGCCGTCTTCATCGGCACGTATCTGTGCCTTAGCTTTCAAGTCCCCGGCCTTCATGGTATAAATGCTTCGGATTTCCTTTGTCCCTGCCGTCCTGGCGGCTGTGGCCGCCCGCTTTCCGGCAGCTACAGCCGCCCTGGCGATTTCTTTATCGCTCAGAGAGGACAAGGCGTCCATAAGCTTTTTGTCACCTTGAATGTCGATTTCTACGCTCATAGGCCCTCCTAGTGATTCTTGTGCAGGGTCATCGTCAAGATACCCATGTCGTCGATGACATTATCTACCAGGCAGTAATCGCCATCGACAGTAAAACTTTCTCCTTCCGCTGGGACTTCTCCGTAATCGTCTTTAGCGATATGAATGATGATGACCTGGCCATGGGTGCTCTCGAAGCCGGAATAGATTTCCTGTGTCTGGAACATAGCGTCTTCTTTGGGACTCTGCACGATGCATGTATACTTCTTGCCATTCAGCTCATGTGTTTCGGCAAATTCATCAGCATTGAGAAAAGCCGGAATGTCCGAAGCTACCATTTCTTTGAACGTGCTCATTTTTGGACGGCTGCGGCGGCATCGGCCTGGGGCAGTTCCATCCCCGGTTCGTCTGCCGGCGATTCTTCCGTCTCTGGCTCATTAGCCGGGGCCACTTTGTCCCCAACCAAGGCAACAACTTGTTCATCGGCCCGTTCCATGAGTTTTTCCGCTTCATCGTCCGGCAACTCGAACGAGTCGCCAGTCCGATATAAGTGCTTGCCCATGGAAACGCAGCCGTATGTAACGACTAACTTCATGGTCATCCCTCCTATTTCGCTTTGATGACGGCCCAATCGTCGACAAACTGCGGAGCCAGGACACAACGGCAGTACATGTAGAAGCTCAATACCTGCGTATCCTTGTTGCCGTTATAGTACGGCACATACGGTGCAACGAAGGTTTCGTAGGCCGTGCCGGCATCATTGAGCAGGGTGCAGGCGCCGTGGAGCTGACTGCCGCGGCCCGGAATGGCGATGATGGCCGTATCGGGGTCGATGAAATACTGCGATTTCCCGGCATCGTCGGTGTACGTTTCTGCATAGGTATAGACGTCGAGGTTCAGCGATTTGATGCGCCCGACGTGAGTAATCTGCGGGCTGATGATCTGCGGCTGGAAGCCCATGAGGGACAGATTGTCCGCCGTCGGAACCATCATCCATTTCATGATCTGGTCATTGCTCAGCAAATAATCTGCGATATTTTTCCCACAAATCATCATGGTCGGGACGATACCGGCGTCTTCCTGGATAAGTTCCGAAGCGTTCTTGATGTCGCTGTAAATCGTCGCGCCGGCTTTATCCCAGGTTGTCGTCGGCGTGACTTTATGGTCAAAGTCAAACGCAATGGTGTCAATCAACACCGTCTTGCCGTCATCGGCATAACCTTCGATGTCGCATTTACCAGTCTGCAAGATATCCGCCGCCATCTTCGCTTTACGGTTGATGATTGCGTTCTGCAAATCCACCATATCTTCAGCCTGCTTGATGGCTGCGCGCTGGGCCGGTGTCGTCGTGCTGTAGATGTTTTCGCCAAAGCCGCGTTCCGATAATTCTTCTGGATCTACTACCTTACTCGGCCCCATCATCGGCGGCTGGTAGATAGCGATTTTAGAGCCCGTGTCTTTCAGGCTCGCTCCTTTTGCGCCACGAACGACAAAGGGGGCCAGCTGACGGCCACGCTTGCGGTATTCTACGGCAATTTTGGTCGTAACGGCTGTCGCCGGTACAAGCGGGAAAAAGGTATCAAGCAAAAAAGATGCCGGCGGCGTAATCCGTTCCATTGCCTGCATCAAAGATACAGTATCTCTCAATTCAATAGCCATGTTCAGTTCCTCCTAGTGTACAGATGTCAAGAAAATACCGGCATTTCGCAATTCTTCTTCATGGGCGTCAACCGTATCTTCGCTGGCGGCAATGAGGTATTCGCGATGGAATCGGCCAGAAACATAGACCGTCGCAACGGTGGCTTTATCATCCACGTCGCAACTCAAAATAGCATTGGCAACAGCGGCTTTAGCCGTAGCCACAGCGGCTGTCCCGGTAACGGTCATCAGCGTGCCGCGTTTCATAGCTGTCCCAGCCGTTAATGTGACGTTCTTGAGCAAAATCGGAATTTCCGGCCCGCCGATAAGCTGGTCGTGTTTAATGTCGATGACTTCTCTGATTGCCATTATTTTGCACCTCTCAATCTATTCGCTGCATTGACTACATCTTCAATGTCCTGAGCTTTCTTTACGGCTGCCTGGTTCTGCGGCATTCCTGTTTTCGGCACAGGCGTTACCTGTTCAGATCCGGACTGCATCTGTTCCATAATCATGGTGCGTACGCTTGCTAGTGCCTGGTCACTCGGCGACTGTACGCCGGCGACGGCTTCGATATAGGGAGCTACATCATCCGCTGTCCGACCGTCGCTGATAGCCCGGTCAATCATGGCATCGGTGTATACGTTCCCGTTTTTCAGTGCCTTCAATTCAGCAATTCGCTTCGATTCATCCGCATCCTTGTTCGCGTTCTGCGGGTTCAAACCCAATAAGGCTGCCAGTTTGCTGGCTAAGGTTTTATCATCCATATTTTTTTCTCCTTTGTTGATGATCTTTTCAAGCTGTGCCCGGTTCTTCATGTGACACGGGCAGGAGATATTATTGACAATCAGCATATTGTCATTCAGGCTGGCCGTGACCTGATAGTCTTCGTCGATGGCGTCGATGAAACCATTTTCCAGGGCCTGGTCGGCCGTCATCCACGTTTCATCGTCCATCATCTGTGCCAATTCATCCGTTGTCTTATGGCATCGTTCCGCATAGACGTTCAAAATCGTTTCTTTCGTCGATGCCAGCGCTTTCTGTAATTTGGCCAGGCCCTGTTCATCATAGCCGCCAATGAGAAAGGATGCCGGGTTGTGAATCATGTACAGTGCATTCCTCGGCATTTCTACGCTGTCTCCCGCACAAGCGATGATAGTGGCCGCGCTGGCACACATCCCGTCGATGTGCATGGTCTTCTTGCCGCTGTAGCCTTTGAGCATCGTATAAATGGCCTGGGCCGCGAACACGTCGCCACCGGGACTGTTGATGCGTACAGTCAGATTCTTGCCGCCACATTCTTTTAAATCGTCGTTGAACTGGCGCGGCGTAACGTCATCGTCGTACCATGACTGCGACGCGATGGCGCCATACAGCAGCAGTTCTGCGTTGTCGTCGCCCGCTTCATTGACGAAACGCCAAAATCTTTTACTCTTCATTGGTTGTCTCTCCTTTGTCGGCCAGCACTTCCGGGCTTCCGATAGTCAGACCGTATTTTTCAATCATCTTCTGTTCGTACGCCAGCTGTTCCAGATTTTCTTCCAAGTCCGTGCCTGTCAGCTCAGCCGCTTCTCGTTCTCGTGTGCTCAGGCCGTATGTCGTCCGCAAGGCGCTGCCGTTGACATCTTTTACCGGGTCAAGTATCGTCATGGTCGGCCCGTACCAATCGGCGTTGCACCAACATTTCCGAATCAATGGATCCGTGAAGAATCCCGGGGCTTTGACACGCCCGATGGCAATGGCTTCGGCCAGCCACATTTCATAGACAGGCTGGCAAAAATCGCGGGCGAACCAAATGCGCCGGCGCTTATATTCTTCCCACGCCTGTAGCATGGCGGCACGGGAGGCCGAATAGGATGACGTGAAATGCTTCATCAGGACTTCGTAAGGCTGGCCGATGGCACTGCCTACCATTTCCAAGAGCTTCGTCGTGAAGGCGTCAAACGTCGACATGCTACGAGACGCATCAACGCTTTTGACATCGACGCCACGAGGAAGGGCATTGATGGTCCCAGGCCCTAATGCGTATTCGTCCGGGTCGATGACGGGACCGCCCTGGGGGTCAATGGTTTTGCCGATGAAGTCATTCAGCGTGCCGCCAGATGTCTGGGACTCTGTGAAAAACAGCGAGAAAAAAGACTTTACAATGGCGGCTGTCAGCTCGGCTGTCGTGTAACGGCTGACTTGCTTCAGCGTCTCAATGACAGGGGATAAATACGGCGCTCCCCGATATTGTTCCGGTCGCTGGTCGTTGCTGGTCTGTATGATGTTTGGCATGCCGCAAATGTCGCCCCATGCTTTGACGCGGGTCCAGGTGGCAATCGTCCCTATGTCTACTGGGTCGCCAGGTACTTTGTTTGATACCCAATAGGCGGCGACGGCTCCATCTGGGTCGATTTCTACCCCGGATATGATTTTGTTACCTGGTGTGGGTGCCGTCATTTCTACGGCATACGGTCCGGTAATGCCATAGTAATCCCGGCCATAGGGATTGCTTACCCGATTCCCCTCCAGCAGTTGCAGACGCAAACTATACGGCATATCCGCTGTCGGCGGCCGGCGCTTGAACAGGCAAAAGGCATCGCCATCCACGAGATAGCCCGTATAGTTGATGTCCTGCATGTCGTAAAAATTATTGCGCCTTGTCAGATCGCACTGTGTCGAGCTGGCCCACAGGTCGAATTCCTGGGCTACATGGCGTGACCATTCCCGGGACTCGTCGGCTGTCATACCTAACAGCTTGTACTTGGGGCGCGGAAACAGATGCAACCCCGCCCCAATCGTATGCAGTGAACTGGTCATGATAGCCGCTGCCCCAATGGGCGTATTGATAGACTGGTCGGCACTGCGGTTGCGCAACGTATACAGATTGGCGTTTACGTCTGATTTTGCGGAATATTTTCGCGGATTGTAGGCTTTTAGAATATTGCTTTCGTGCGAAGCCCCGCCGTTTGAATAACCGCTGTTCTGGATTGTCGGCGTCCGCGCCTTTTGTCGTGACCGTTTATTTCGTTTTGCCATGGTCGGCCCTCCTTAATCGAAAAATACAATGCGTTTCCCGCGCCCTTTCCCTGGCGTTTCGCTGTCGTCCAGCGTCGCCCCGCTGGCAATCAGGTTGTCGATGGCAACACGGATGCTGGACAAGTCCGCCCTTGTCAGAGTCCGGTTGCCGATAGTATACGACTGTCCCATCAAAACGGCCTTCTCGGCTTCTACATACCGGGCCAGTCGTTCATTTTGCAGTTTACTCATGCTTCCTCCTACCAAATGTTCGTCTGTTTGCTGACCCGTCGTTTTCTTGCGGGCTTAGGTTGTTCTTTTCTGACGGCCGCTTCCTGCGCCGGCTGTTTCATGATAGCTTGTAGTTCATCCCAGTGCGGATTGACCGACAACATGCATCCCAGATTGTAGACTCGAAGATCCAGAGGTTCGTTTCGGACACCGGTTGTTGTCTGCCATACCTCACGGATAACTCCATTTTTCTTGACTTTCGTCTTATGTTCGGAAATAAGTCCCTTGAAATAAAGTTCGTCATATCCCCGGTTATCCAGGCCGTCGCTGTCTTCATTCAACGGGAAATGCATGTATTGAGGCCCTGGGGCTTTGATGGCCAGGCGATTCATTACCTGCTGTTTGCCATCGTCTACGCCGAGGATGACCAGCGGTATCGGCGTCCCCGATGCCTTCCCGATTTTGTAGTTCAACGGTATGCCCGGCATGTTGCTGTACCCTTTGATAGCGAACCGTTGTTTGGTAAAATTCACTTCACAATAGCGATAGACATGGCCGGTATAATGGCCGCCAGAGTCGATGAAGGTACGGACGATTTTCAGCCCAGTTCCGTTTTTGAACCGGTACACGTGTTCGAGGATGGTGTCCAATTCTTCCCATGTTGATTCCTGGTCTGGACGACCTAAAATAACGCCCTTGCGGATACCCCACGACTCTTCACCGGCTCCCCAGCCACATACTTCATATTCCAGTCGGTTGTCCTGGGTATCGACGGCTGCTGTCAATAACAGTACGCCATCGGGCAACTCTGCTCCATACGATTCGCGGCGCCTGACGAAGATCGTTTCATCATCGAACGCCCCTGGCTGTCGATAGCTTTCGCCAAACCGCGTGTTGACCACAACCTGTTCGCGTGTCGGGTCCCCTTTGGCTTCCAACCATTCCCGCATGATTTCATTCCAGCTGGTCCAGGGAGAAGTGAAGGCATTGATGAAAAAGGAACGGATACCATTCGACCTGGCCTTTGGATTCTGTGCTCGATAGCCTTGAACGGCGTTCTTCATTTGCCGTTCCGTGAATTCATAGCCACATGCAGGGCATCTCCATTTCACGTGATGTACGATAGCATGACGTTCACCGCGGTCATCTTTGTATGTCTCTGCATCGGTTTCCATATCGAGATACCGCAGCAGATGCCATTCCCCGCAATTAGGGCATTGATGCTGCCATTCTTCCTGCGTACCGGCGATGTATTCCGCATCAATCCGGCTGCTTCCCTCAGTTGTCGGCGTCGAAAACAGCCCCATGACCCGATTCCAGAAAGTCGTCATTCGTTTGGCTGCCAGGTCTACCGGGTCGCCTTCGGTGCCAGCCGAATCGGGGAATCGGTCCACCTCGTCGGCCAGCAGAATCCGTATCGGACGGCTGGCCAGTCCGGCAGGGCTGTTAGCTCCACACATTACCAGTCGGCCGCCTGGGAAGAATTTCGACAGAATCGTGTTGTTTCCATCCCTGGTTTTAGCCGTCTTGTCCCCGGCCCGCTTCACATCGTAGAACAACGAACTCAATACGGGCGTGTCGCGGATCATGGGAGCAATACGTGATTTTGAATAATCCTGGGCCATGTCTACTGTCGGCTGTATCATCATGATGGAAGCCGGGTCCAGGTGGGCAAAGCGGCCGATGACGTTGTTCATGATGTCTGATTTGCCAATCTGCGCCGCCGACTTGACGACGACGCGATGTACACCGGGTTCTGTGAAGGCATCCATGATGGCCCGTTGATACTCGGCCCGTTCCGTCCGCCATTTGCCCGGCTCTGACGAAACACCAGCCGACAAATAGCGATACGTATCAGCCCATTCGCTTACAGACGTCTTCGGCAGCGGTTTCAATCCGTGTCGGGAAATGTATTGCCACAATTCTTTCGCTGACTTCATGGCTCGTCCTCCTCTTCTACTTCTTCATCGGTGAAGAGATCCGGGCTATATTCACTCAGCTCAGATAGCTTTTCTTCCAATTCTTTCGTCAATCTGGTGTAAATTTCTTCTTTGGTTTTCCCTTCCAGCTGTGGCGCCAACTTTGTCGGCAGTCCCAACAGCTGCGTCCTCAAGTTAGACAACATTTCCGTTATGACTAATTCGACCGTTTTGGCACTGTATACGCGGTGTTCCATTTTAGCCAGGCGCAATTCAGCGATTTCCCGCTTCGTCTTTTCATGCCGGGCCTTTTCGGTCATGTAGTCTATGTCTTCATCGCCGCCGTTTCCTTTGGTGGCGTCTTTGTAATTGAGGATGGATTGTACCAAAAAGACGCCGCCACTCTTGTCTTTTTCATCGCGAATGACGACGCCTTCCTGGATTAACTGAGAGATTCTGGGAGGGGTTAAGCCGATTGCGTCGGCCAGCGAACGCTGAGTAACCGTGATTTCACGGGCTTTCCCGCGTACTTTCATGACGCCCTCCCTCCTCTCTGACTTAACATTTTGGTTTGTTTATGCGAACGCATGAGCTATATAAATAAATCATACCCCGCTTCACATAAAACCATTTGAAAATATAAATTAAGGGCTGAATTTTACTAAAATCTAGTTTTCTTTCGGGCGCCGCGGTCGCGCAAGGCTTTTGTTAACCCCAAAGAACCTAGTCGAAAAAAAAATCCAGAAATAAAAAATCATGGACTCATCGAATCAAAAATTGTATCTTCCCCAAGTTGCCCTGAACCCTTCGCAAAACCTTTCTGTTTTGTATCCAACGTCTCCGATGTGCGCAACATGTAGGCAAGATACATTCTATGCATCGACCCATGGCGCATGACCGCTGTCCGGGTAGTACAACCCCGTCTTTGTGGACGGGGTGCGAGAGCGCCGCGGAAGAAAATTTCCGGCAGAAGGGCCCGCGAATTTTAGCAACAAAAAAGAGGCAACCGGTTATAGTTGCCTCTGTATCAAACTCTTATACTACTATTATACTCACATCGATAGTGTACTTCAATGTACTCTTTTACTTTTTAACTGCCCTTCGATGCCAGTGCATCATGATGCACCTGTTCAAAAGCCTGTAGCGCCTGGCCGTGTATCTTGAATACGCCTTTCCAGCTGTACCCCATCTCAACAGCGATAGCCTCCCAGCGCAAGCCGTTGATATACCTAGCATACAAGACTGCCTGATGCTGCGGATCCGGCAGGGCCTTAATCATAGCTTTGGCTTCCATCCTCATATTGATCAAGATATCCCATTCATGGTTGACCTTATCCACGTACTGCTCCAGGCGGATGTATTTATCAGCAACGTCAGAATTTTTGGATCCGCTGACATGCTCGGCCAGGCTGCTGGCCCGGATGGTCAGGATGTCGGACCGTATTTCTGTCAGTTCATGTTCTGTTTGTTTCAAGATAAAGTTCTGCCTGCGTATGCGGCTCAAATATTCTTTTGCTGTCATAACTGCCTCCTGATGATTAGCTCCAATATCTTCAAATTACGCCGGGTACATACCATCCGATACCCGGCCAACTTGCAGACTGCTTTGATGATCTGCAAGACCAAATCGGCCCGGCGGTCATCCTTACGGATATTCGCCATAGCCTTCCCTGCTGTCGGGTCCGGGTAGCCCTCGCTGTTTTTCATAGGCGCCTCCTCTCACGGCAACGACACGGGCCTTCAAACTGTTCAAGACAAAGGCCTGGGCCGCGTCCTTCTTCGTCAGAGCTTCTGCTAAGTCTTCATCACGTGTGCCCTCACAAATCAAATGGTGTACGATGACCGGGTATTCCTGCCCTTGCCGGTGCAAGCGCTTATTGGCCTGCTGATACAATTCCAGGGACCAGTTCAGCCCGAACCAGATAACGTGATGCCCGCCATGTTGCAAATTCAAACCATATCCAGTCGATGCCGGATGGGCCAGCAGCAAATCGACCCGTCCGTCGTTCCAGGCCTGCTCGTCGTCGGCGTCTTTGTAAACCCGGTAGCGCAGTTTCGTTTTCTTCAAGGCTGCCATCATCCGGTCCCGGTCATGCTGGAAATTATAGAACACTAAAGCATGCTGACCGTTCAGCTTCTCGACTAATTCCAAGAAGGCTTCTATCTTACAGTCATGCACGGTATGGACTTCATGCTCATCGTCGTAGATGGCGCCGTTTGCCAGCTGTTGCAGTTTATTCGACAGCGCTGCCGCCGATGTTACGTCGATATCGCCATCCGGCAGGGCCAGGATCATCGTCCGCTCCAGTTCACGATAAGCTTTCTTGGCTTTCGGTGACAGGACCACGGGCACATCGTCATAGACGCAGGCCGGCAACTGTAAGTAATCAGATGCCTTCATGCTGATGCATATATCGGCGATCTGTTTCATGACCGCGTCCTGCGCTCCGTCTTTGGGGTCGTATTCGTAGATGACGTCACGGCTGCGCCGGCCTGGTTCAAAGTAACGCTCCCGAAAATGCGTATAATACCGGCCCAGTCGTTTACCACCATCCAATAAGAAAACCTGACTCCACAGATCCGCTAGGCCATTCGGCGATGGCGTACCGGTCAGGCCGACGATACGGCAGATGTGGGGTCGGATGGCCGCCAGGGCTTTGAATCGTTTCGCCGAATGGCTCTTGAACGATGAGAACTCGTCAACGACAACCATATCAAATGGCCAGTCGTTCTTATAGTAGTCCACCAGCCAGACAACGTTCTCCCGGTTGATGACGTACACATCTGCCGGCGTATTCAGCGCCCGGATGCGCTTCGTCGTACTGCCCAAAACAGTAGAGAACCGCAGATGCTTCAGGTTATCCCATTTCGCGGCTTCCCGCTGCCAGGTAGCTTCGGCTACTTTCTTCGGCGCGATGACCAGGATACGGCGAACCTGGAAGCGGCCGTACTTCAATTCATTGACCGCAGTCAGCGTGATGGCTGTCTTGCCCAGGCCCATGTCCAGGAACAACCCGATGGCCGGCTTTTGGATGACCTGCTTGATACAGAATTCCTGATACGGATGCGGGATAAATTTCATGGTTGCCGCCTCCCTCAGCCCAAGCGCATGGCATGCATATCCAGATATTCGTTGACGTCCTGTTCGCCATACAGCACATGGACGGTGCAATTCAACTGGACCAGCCGCCGCAACTGGGCTTTCTGTAATGGCGTGGTACGTCCTGTTTCGGTCTTCAATTCGACGAATTCGACCTTACCATCCGGAAAAATGACGATGCGGTCCGGTACACCCGTGTTCCCCGGCGATACCCATTTATAAGCCCGGCCTCCCATGGCCTTGATACCTTTGACTAATTTCTGTTCGATTTTGCTTTCCAATACCATTGTTTAGTCCTCCCTTGTATAAAATTGTATGTTAAGTGTTTTCCTGCGTTTTCCATGTGAACATTCATAGATAAAAAATATATATTTTAGAGGATTAGGCTACGTATATGCGTATTTAACATGCTTTATTCTCAATATTTTTCTCTAATTCTTACTTTTTACCTTTTATATATAACTAATGTTCACATAGGGTATTTTACGGTGTAAACGTAGTAATAATGCGGTATTAGGTGTGAACATTCTGTGTGAACATTCCGATAGTTTGTTCACGTTTATGGAGTTTTGAACCGTTCAAAGTATTACCTTTAGTTCTTAAAACTTTATCAAGCGTTCTTTACGCTTTTTAACATGCCCGATAATTAACATAGAATGTTCACGCCTGATATTAGCATAAAAATTCATAATTCTAAATAAGTATCAGTTCAAATCCACGTTGTACTCCACAATATCCATACCGACGCCGGCTCTTATTTCGCTTCCATCCTGGAACACTCGCCAGTACATAGTTGATGTCCCGTGAGTCGCTACGTTTCATATTCCGCGGATCCCCGCCAAAACATTCGCACCAAATCTCAAGGGCGCAGGTCTTGGTCCGCTGCATCGTCGCTTTCCCCTCATTCTGTGCTGTCCCGGCCCACCACATGCGCCGCGCCGACAGGGGCATCGCGTCATAGCCTTCCGGGATGGGCCGCGTCAGGAAATCGCGGATCATC